CACTTCAAAAGACAAAAAAAATCCAGACCGTTGTCTTCCGTTAGCCAAAGCACGTTCGCTAAGTAAGTCAGAACGAGCGGCTACTGCCAAAAAGAAAAAACGGGAAGGGTCAGAGGGCAAAACTGTTGTTAAAAACACGAAAAAAGCAACGGTAAAAAACATGTCTCGTGGCGGCGAAGTGCGTCAAGAGATTGCAAAAGGTTGCGGCGCTGTACTAAGCGACCGTCGGAAAGTAACAACATACACGTGAGGTAGTTATGCCGGGTTCAAGAGTAAATATAGGTAACGCAGCCGTCAAAAAACAAAAAAACAAAAGCGGCACAAAGAAAAAGCGCATGATGAATAAAGGCGGCGCTGTTAAGAACGATCAAATGATGGATCAAAATAGCCCTCTTCAAAAGCGCATGATGAATAAGGGCGGTGCTGTTAAGAAAAACCAAATGATGAATAAGGGCGGTACAAAGAAAAAGCGCATGATGAATAAGGGTGGGACTGTTAAAAAACTTACGCCATAGCAGTAAATGGCGTACCTACAGTCAAACATCCCGTATTTTAAATGTTGGGTACGGAAAGAATACACCCACAACCATGAAAAGTATCATGGCGAATTTATTCATGCGATGGCAGTGGCTGTTACAACGATGCCCACTCGTTGTTTGTCTTTTCAAATTATATTTACAGGGGCAGAGGTTGATACAGACGATGAAAACGTACACGGCGGCGCAATGTGGGCTAGAATGCCAATCACCGGTTTAATAGCGGACTCAGATTATGAGGGTTGGCCCGAGCCCATGCCTGTTTGGGCAGCACAGCCTTGGGATTGTTCGTCTTATAATCACTCCGTTTATGTTTTAGATCGAGCTACTCCGTGTCCTTGGCTTGCTAAAATAGATGGCGAGTTTTACCCTGCGAAATACTATTTCACCGTGGATTATGCGGAAAACGAGATTGCAGATGACCCTGCTCAACACAAACAATCGCATGTACTAGAGTTGTTAGATGCGGGTAAGTGGACTGGAAATATTGTAGCATTGCCAAATAATAGGGTGCGGGTAACACATCCTGCGTGGTTTTCTACTGGCGAAGGTGCTCCTGACTTTAAACCTTCTCAGCATATTCATTACTCTAAAAGTGAACTAGATTACACGTTGGACGTTAACAAGGTTTTTGATAATCTTTATTCTCCTGAAAAACCTGTTCGCAAACCGCGCCGTCGCAGGAAGAAAAAATAATGGCTACAAGTGGAAGCAAAGATTTTGAATTGGACGTTGCCGAATACGTTGAAGAGGCGTTTGAACGTTGTGGTTTAGAGGTTCGAACTGGTTACGATTTGAGGAGTGCTAAACGTTCTTTAAATCTTTTGTTTGCGGATTGGGCTAACCGTGGTTTAAATCAATGGACCATTGAAGAAGTATCCATAACTTTAGCTACGGGTATTAGAGATTACCCTGGTGGAACTTTAACAATGACAGTAGGCTCCTCTACTAGTTTTTCTGTGGGAGAAACCCTTACTGGAGGCACTAGCGCAGCAACAGCCAGCGTTACCAGTAAACCTTCTAGCACTACTTTGGCTATTACAATTCCTTCTGGAACGTTTTCCAGCGGAGAAACCATTTCTGGTGGCACCAGCGGTGCGTCAAGCACCCTAGCAGCAGCCGTAGATCTAACAAACGTACAGTCCACAATAGATATCTTGTCCGCAGTAGTTACCCGAGACAGCACAGATTTTGAAATACAAAGAGTAAGTCGCTCAAGTTTTCTTAACATACCTAACAAGTCACAATCGGGTAGACCAAATCAATTTTTCTTAAACAGGCAGATAACGCCTGTGTTACAAATTTGGCCCGCACCAGATAACGATACCGATATCGTTAAATTTAACAGGCTGACTAGAATTGATGATGTAGACGCCTATACAAACACAGCAGAAGTTCCTTTTAGGTTCTATCCTTGTTTAACTGCAGGTTTAGCGTACTACTTGTCGATGAAACGAAACCCACAACTTATGGGGGCTTTGAAAACTATTTACGAAGAAGAATTACAACGGGCTCTTGACGAAGATAGAGATCGTGCTTCTTTACGCATAAGCCCCTCATACGAAACGTATAGGTCGTAACGATGGGAGCATTTGCTAGAGGAAAATACGCTTACGGAATATCAGATAGATCTGGTTTTCGTTACAAATTAAATTCCATGAAACGAGAATGGAACGGGTCTTTGGTCGGACCAGATGAGTTTGACCCAAAACAACCGCAATTATTTCCTCCACCAAACGCAGACGACCCTCAAGCTTTGCGCAATGCTAGACCGGACCGTGTAGAGCCAACGGTGGTTGTAGTAGGTGTTCCCCTGGTTACCGAACGCACTTTTATTCCAGTACGGGGTATTGTTCAAGTTGGAACTGTTACGGTAGGCACAACGCAAACCGCCGTTACAATTACACCAGACAGCGTTAGTGGTACATCTGGGTTGGGTAGTGTTTCAATTACTACGAACACAGAAGTTGATGTGGCAGTAACAGGTGTAGCAAGTACAGCTTCGCTTGGAACAATATCAGTAACTGCAGCGGTCACAACTTACACAGTGACTGTAGCTACAGGAACAAATTCTTATGGAACAGGCAACAAATTTTATATAGGCGGATCAGTTAGTCCTACTTTAACTTTAACGGAGGGCCAAACATATAAATTTGACCAATCCGATAGCAGTAATAGCACTCATCCACTAAGATTTTCTACTACAGCAAATGGAACTCATGCAGGAGGATCTGAATACACTACAGGAGTTACAACAAACGGCACACCGGGCAGTTCAGGAGCTTACACACAAATAACCGTAGCTTCTGGCGCACCGACATTATACTATTATTGTACTAACCATAGTGGAATGGGCGGTACAGCTAACACACCTTGATAAAAAATGACTTGGACACTATCAACTTTAAAAACAGCTGTAAAAGATTACTGCGAAACATCAGAAAGCACTTTTGATACACAGCTGACTACATTCATACAGGAGGCAGAAGAACGAGTATTAAAAAATGTAGAGTTGCCGGTTTTCAGAAAAAATGTAACGGGAACGGCTACAAACAATAATACTTACCTATCCACTCCGAGTGATTTTTTAGCGCCATACAGTTTGGCTGTTATTAATAGTAGCGAATATAACTATCTTTTATTCAAGCACGTTTCTTTTATACGTTCGTATACCCCCAATTCATCGACAACCGGGGTTCCTAAATACTATGGTTTGTTTGATGACACCACCTTTATACTAGCTCCAACACCAGATAGTGGGTATTCTTTCGAGTTGCATTACAAATATCGACCTGCTTCTTTAACGGCGGGCGCAGACAGTGGAACAACATGGCTATCTACTAATGCTTCCGATTCGTTGTTATACGGCACTTTGGTAGAAGCAGCTACTTTTTTAAAAGTTCCGGAAGAAATCGCTCAATATGAACAACGATTTGGACAAGCTATAGCTGCTTTGAAAGACCTTGGGGAAGGTTATGGAGCTAAAGACGAGTATCGTTATGACATTTCAAAGGGTAGATAATGTTTAAAATGGCTGTTGAATCTAACATAGGAGATGTTGTTGTTAAAACAACGGAAAACAGAGGGTTAAGTCCTGAAGAGTTAGCTGAACGTGCTGTGGAACAGATTGTCAGCGTGTCTTCTTCAGTAGATCCGGTGGTTAGACAACAAGCAGAAGCATTTAAAAGTCGCATTTATCACGTAATTTTAGGTATTATTAAACAAGCGATTAAAAGTGATAGAACAACGCTTGCTAACGATTTTATTCAGCAGGGCCATCCAGAACTTGCTGATCTTTTAAGGAGACTGTAATGGCTATTACAACAGCTATGGCGACGAGTTTTAAATCTGAATTACTCCAGGGTATTCATAATTTTCATAATGGCTCTGGCGGCGGTACGACTACTACGACGGGTACAGGCAATACATTTAAGATTGCTTTGTTTACTAGCAGCGCAACAATGTCTGCATCTACTACAGCTTATGCAACAACTAATGAAGTGTCTGCAACAGGAACTGGTTATACGGCTGGCGGTAACACGCTGACTAATGTAGATCCCACTACATCAGGTACTACAGCCCTGACTGACTTTGCTGATACCACTTGGTCTAGTAGCTCAATCACTGCTAGAGGGGCATTGATTTATAATTCCTCAACTACAGCAGGGTCCGCTAACCGAGCAGTGGCAATATTGGATTTTGGAGCAGATAAGACATCTACAAGCGGTGACTTTACTGTTCAGTTTCCAGCACCAGACGCTAGTAACGCAATTATTAGGATTGCATAGGATGTAACGTGTGGCTGATGTCAAGGTTGCATTTAGCGGATGGAATTCGTCCTCTCATGGATGGGGTGACGGAACGTGGGGTAATGGCGAAGCAGTACCTGAAGCAACAGGGACTCTTGGCACAGTCACGGTTAACGGAGATACGAATGTCAGCGTTACAGGGGTTGCGGGAACAGGGACTCTTGGATCGGTTTTTGTATCCGGTGTTGCGGATGCTGGTGTATCTGGTGTATCAGGGACTGGTACTCTTGGCTCGCTTACTGTCACGGGTGCAGCAAACGTTAGCCCCACGGGTGTCGAAGGCACCGGAACGCTTGGTTCAGTTTCAGTCTCGGCTGATGCAAGCACTTCGGTTACTGGTGTTGCGGGCACGGGAGCGTTGGGATCAGTTACGGTTACAGGCACGGCAACCGTCAGTGTCACAGGAGTTGCAGGAACAGCAGGGCTTGGAAGCGTCACCACGATCACAAGTAACACGGTCCCGGTCACAATGGATGCGCTTACTGGATCTGTTGGAACGCCTACGTTTGATGGAGATGCGAATGTTTCGGTTACAGGCGTGGAAGCAGCCTGTACAACGAGCGGCGTTAATGTTTGGGGACTTATTGATGACAGCCAAACAGCGAATTGGTCAAGTATTGATGACAGCCAAACGCCGGGTTGGTCAGAAATTGATGACAGTCAAACACCTAATTGGAAAGAGGTAGCATAAATGGCAACTTACGTTAATGACCTACGTTTAAAAGAGATCGCCACTGGC